GTTTGTACTTCTTACTACAGGCTTTATAGTCTGCAGTATTAAGCTCTACGCAAAGGACCTCGTAAGGCCCTTCTCCTGAGATCTCACTCTCAGTGCCAATTGTTTCAGCAAACCACTTGTCATATTTTTGGGCATCCCCAAGTGTTTCAAACTCAAAGCATACGTGCATCATTCCCCCTTTGATTTGTGTTCTGCTCACATTGCTACGCACGCGAAGAATGCCACTACCATTGCTGGATGGCCTACTGTAGCCAGCGTGTAGAGGAATAGGGCAAAAGCAATAATGATGGCAAGAATAACACAAAGGATTGCTAGTCCTTTCCACACCATTCGATTGTCAGTCATAGTTATACCTTTCTGTTTAACCTACCAATTGATAAGCCTTTTTAACACTTGTTAATAAGCCTTTTTAACACTTGTCTAAACAGGAACCGCCTCCCCTCATACAACCCAAGAGCTGTACAAGGGGAGGAGTGGTTCCTTTACTTCACGACGACCTCCTTCTTAGGTCGCCTCTTAGGAGGCAACTCCCCCTTTGGCTTCGCCTCTTGCAAGGCGATCTCTTGAGCAATGTCCTCCTCTTGGGCTACGATTTCTCGAGCCCATTTGAGCCGGGATTCCCGGATTATCTGCCCTGTCCAAGTCGCTCCCTCCCCATCTTCTGGGGAGTATGTATGAACTTTTTCCCTCCATTCAAAGTGACCCTGTAAACACCTTACAAGGTCTGCAAGGAATACCGTCGATCTGTCATGGGAGGTCATCACAACCTCCCCTTCATGATCGACGGTTACGACTCGCCCGCTGCGAGTTTTCCCCTTATACAGGGGCTCAAATGCGAGAGGGCCCGCGTTTGAGATTTCAATTATCTCCCTGCCCATTAAGAATGGGCAAGAGGTGATTTGGTCAACTGTCTTAATGTCTGTCTGTAGCGTGTAAGTAAACATTATTCATGTTCCTTTTAATTTATAGCCTCATAACATATAAGGCTAAGTTATTGCATGCCTCTTAGGCATGACACTTACCTGACACTTTGTCAGGCAGTAGTGCTACCGGATAGATAACCCCGTGCTTTTTAACACCCAGCTAAATCCGGTAGTAACAAATAGGCTAGAGGTAACCCAAATGAATGGATTACCCCTAACCAATGCAGCTAGCGCATCATCGCCGCTAGTGTAGCCTTGATGCCTTCAGCGCCAGGTGACGTCTCAGGACGCCGCAAGTAGAAGAACATCTTTTGCTTAGACGGGTCCGCGATCTGCGGTTCGGGGCCGCCTTTGCAGACGTATTCGCCTTCACGAAGTCCGTCAGGCGCATCTGCATCGCAAAGGTCTGCCATAGCAAGCACCACATCGCGTGACATGGTGAGAGGCAATGCGCAAGATTCCTCTTCAGTAAGACCGTTGATGCTGAAGGCCGTAGTAGACCTGGCACCAGTGTTAATCTTTTGATTGTTAACAACGACGGTTTCATCAACTTGAAATAGACGCATGAGTGACTCCTGTGGATTTGTATATAGCAAGACGTTGTGCCTCGCCCAAAAAAGCAGGGGCTCCCGTAGCATGAACACGCACCACGGTTTCAACGCATTAAGTGATCAACTACCTAGAGTCCTGAACAAAACGAAACTGTTTGCCAACGAAAAAGCAAGGGGTGCGGGTGAAATGCGAAGGGGGTAGGGTCGTGTATTATCATCCTCACCCATTCTCCTGTATTTTTTCCCCCAAATTCCCCCTTCTTCCCCACAGTACCCAGTACAGCGCCTTTTAACGCCCCTTAGAGCGTGTTTAAGCGATGCTAGAAGGATTCCCCAACGGTTGTATCACTTTGTGTGTTACAGTGGTAGGGAGGGTTATTGCGAGTGTGCAAATTTTTTGTTATATTTTTATAGTTAAAAAGTTGGTTAAAACTTGGAGGCATGTATGGGTAGGTTTGACAGTATGCCTGGCCTTGGTAATACAGGGCAATACACTGATTGGGACGCTCAGCGGCGTAAAGAGCAGGCTTCTTATGATCAGCAGATAGCGAATGAGGATGCTCGTAACGGTGCTTTGCGGGCTTGGGAAGGGCACAGTATGGTTGCTCCTAAGAGCCGCTTTGACGAGGGTATGGAAGGGACGTTAGAGGATGTGGCTTTTAGCAGCGCTTTGGGGACGTTAGGCAGGCTTGCTAAGCGGAGTGGCAAGGTGGGCCGTTCAGTGGGCGGTGCAGACAATTATTTTGATAATATGGGGCGGTATAATCCTTCATTGGAAGAATTGGATACTATGGGGCGGTTGTCTCAGCGGGCGGAAACGGCTGCTAAGAACGGCAATTGGAGTGCGGAGCGCTATAAAAATATTTTAGATGACGCTGCTAATGACTTGTCTGACTTTCATCAAGGGCGTGGTGTAGACTTATATCGTCCAGAGATGTACCCCAGGGACGGTTCTCACCGTGCGGCTACTGCTTACCGAGAGGCGTTTCCTTTGAAGCAGCAATGGCAGAAGGATATAGGGCGTTTAAGGGCGCTTCAAAAGAAGTACCCTACACCTGGTCTTACATGGGGTTTGAAGAGAGTCGATGAAGCGCTTCACATGGCCCGTAAGACGATGAGTAAGCAGAGCAAGGGGCTGACTACTGCTGAGGAGACAGCCGCTGCCTGGAAGAACTATCGTCAAGTTGTTGAAGAGACGCTGAACCATAGGGGTTCTAAGAGTAAGATGCGTCGAAAAGACTCTATGGCCTCTTTGCGGGGAGGGAAAGCTGAGCGGTTCCGCCCGGAGCCTCCGGTACGCGATACCGAGATGGATAGGATGCTTGATCCAGTCGCTGGCGACAAAGAGCTCTTGAAGGGGTACACCAACAAGCCTGTTACGCCTGAAGATCTTACGCTTCACGCAGACAGGGAGCTTGCTGCTAATCAGGACTACTTTTTTAGGACGGCTGAGCACCATGCTGGGGCGGATATCCAAAAGTTTCTTGACGAGGCGCAGGACTTAGTAGGTGGAGCGCCTAGTGAAGAGGATATGATGGCTTTTTGGAGTAGGAAGAACCTGAAGAAAGCTAATCTAGCGGACAAGAAAAGTGCTGCTGCTAGGTTTAAGGAGCTTGAATCGGACGTTGCTAGGATTGATAATGGGAGTTTGACTCCTAAAAACATGAAGACTAAGCGCGAATGGGAGGCTTGGGAGTTCGTTCAAGACAGGGATGCCTCATTAGGTACTCTTGGGAGATTCCGCTAATGCCATTGTATGACTACAGGTGTGAGTGCGGGGAAGTGCGTGAGGTATTACACGGGATGTCTGATATATCAAGGGTGGAGTGCTTAGAGTGCGGTGGGGTTATGTCTAAGTGCATAGGCCCATCCCCCTTGATATTTAAGGGAGACGGGTTCTATGAGACGGATTATAAGCGGGTTAGCGGTAACGGTACTCGAAGCTCTGATCACGATAGTTCAGCCACTGTAAGTGCTTTTTGATGTCGGCTTGCACCGGATCCCTTGGGACCTTCCTGATTAACGCCTCTACATACTGAGCTGCATCTAGTAACTCTTCTTGGAGGTGGTTTAGCCAGTCGGTAGTGGACAGGTCGGTACGATCCATAGTCTGGCCGTACTTCTCTTTGCCTACTGCAGCTCTGTCTTGGAGCTTCTTGGCAACAGTGTCTGTGATACCTAAGCGTCGATCCATGTTCCATTCCTTTCTACCACTTTGTAGATCTTCTTTGCTAGTTCTTTGTAGAGCTTTTTGTAGTAGTTCTTGCGGCCTTTATGTCGCCACTTGTTAGGTTTAGTGGTGTAAGGATCGTAGCAAGATCCGTCTTTGAAGAGGATGATACCTTGCTGGTTTACTGATTTAACAAGGCAGCGGGGTCTCTTTGAGTACGGCAGGTGGCATCTAACGAAAGCGCCTCCTTCTGCGAATGCCATGAAGAATGTCATGTGTCCCTCTTAATGGTTAATCCAGTACCTTTAAGCCCTCAGGATGCCTGATAAGGGCCTCTATGATGTCTTTCTTAGGTTTCCGCACCTTCTTCGGTGCGGGCTTCTTGGGAGGTTTCTTAGGCATAGCCTAGCTCCTTAGCCCCCTGGAAGACTTTGGTGTCATGCTCTGCAGCAGTAGGGCGAGTGGATTTAAGGGTGTCATGTGAGGATGAGTCAGGCATTGGGTCATGCCATGCACCTTCAACGGGCCTATCCTTAGCTCCACCATTGCCAGCTACTAATGTATCCGCAAGGATGGCGAAGTCTTGCAGCTCTGTGCTCATTTCCGCTTCTAGAGGTCGAACATAGACCGTTGTGGTGGACTCTAACTCTGAGGCGGCATCTGTCGTGATCGTTTCGACCATATACCCATTACGCCATTCAGGGTGTGGTGTGATGTTCATTTCTTCTTACCTTTCTTCTTCTTAGGGGCTGTTTTGGTGATATACGAGGTGCGCATAGCTTGAAGTAGGTGCTGGGCTAGTAGATCTACGAACTCTTCGTCGTCGTTAAGCTCGTGCTTACCAAGGCAGCTTAAAGCAATGTGGATCATCTCGTGCCAGTAGACTTCTTCCTCAGTCTCGGCATCCAGGTCTTCTGCGAGGATGATTCTACGCTCATTGAACATGGCTAGACCGAGGTAATTAGGGAAGCCTTCAATCTTACTGTTCTTTTCTACAATGAAAGCACGAGAACCCATCTGGAAACCTTCAGGTATAACTGACATATGCACCTCTTTAGTTAATAATCTTCAGGACAGTCTAGATAAGGGACGGATTCTACTGAATAATACACTGGGATACCCATCTCTCCAGCTTGATTTAGCTCTGCAAGTGTCCCCACACTGCTTTCCCAACCTGGGCAAAGGACTAAAGCGTCGCATTTGGTGAGTAATAGGGCGGTTGCTTCGTACCAGAAAGAAAGAGTCTCTCCAGGGTCGCTTTTAATGGACGCTTTCTCGAATCCACCAGTATTAGAGTGGGGAATGATAGGGGACCAGCCTCTCTTGGCTGTTTCTAGGCCAATCTTCCTGGCAGAAGCGATGTTGAGCTGGATCTCAATGTCGTTATTAGCCCCGAAAGGGCCTGCCACGTAAATTACTTTCATAAAGCCTCCAGTAACTGCTCTTCTAACCAGGTAATGTAAGTGTCGATTGTGCCGTCAAGTGAGTCTTCAGAGCCTTCTGTGACAGCGTTGGCGATACGTGCCCGCTCTCGTTCATCAATTGGGCAATCATCAGGTAAAACTACATAAGCATCCATTGCTCCTCCTTGTTTATGCTCTCAATATACATCAAGGTAGGGTGAACTGCAAGAGGGGAGGGTGATTATTTGAAGGCCGCCCACCTTGATAAATCAGATAAGCCGAAACGATCAACGCGCGAGCTGTAGTTGACTATAGTACACTACTATTTAACAAGGTGGAGCGTTACTTAAGTGACGTACTTAAGTGCGTTATAGTACGGGTGGCTCGGGCAGTGCCCTGTAAAGATAGCTTATCTAAGGGTATCCTGCAAATGTTGCTTTTTTACTATGTATTTCGTAACTTATACCTTGGATTTACATAAAACCGTGGGGGATACTATGGGAAGATTTGGGAACATTGACGGTAGGCAAGCCTATCGGACTACGGAAGCCGAAGGGCAGGTCCCCCAGTTAGGGGATATGTTCCGTGGGCTTTGGGGGAAGACTGAGCCTTTGCGGAAGGCCTTTAGTCCTGAAGCTGAATACGGGAAGGACTCTCGCTACAAGAACAAGATGTACGACACAAACCCCGCTGAGGAGTCCTTAGAGACACTTTCTGATACAAAGGGGGAGCAAGGCCTTGCTACTACGAGTGAAGGCGGCAAATCGCCTGTATCCGACTTTGGTGCGGCTTATAAAGCTGCTACCGATTCAGGTGAGACCTTTTTTACTTTTGGCGGTAAGCCGTTTTTTAGCGGGAACGCTCCGAAAGAATGGGTAGCCGCCTGGGAGAAGGATGAATGGCATCCAGGTCATATAGCCGCTTATCAGGATTGGTCTAATAGAATCCCTGAAGAGCGGGTTAATGAAGTGATGCAAACGAATGAGGCTGGTATTCCAGTAGCTCAGCCTGTCGGTACTCCTAGTTCTGAGACAGGGGCTCCAGCGAGCGTGCCTGCTGGTGTTTATGGCGAGACTGAATGGTTATCTCAGAGTGGTGGCGAAGGTCGAGATCTTTCTGGGCTTGAAAGGTTTCAGGCAGATCTAGACGAGCAACGGGGTGAGCAGGGGTTTAGCGTCCGTGACCCACAAAGTCCTGGCCCCCGTGGCCCACAGTGGCTCTCTCCAGGTGGTGGTGAGGCCGCTGCCCCTTGGACTGCTTCTGGGTCAGAAGGGTTTAATTCGGCTATTCCAAGGATGGACCCTGTTGACGGCTCTTATCATCAGCCTGATTTGAGGGCATGGGGCGAAGAGGGCGCTGGTCAGTTCAAGCTAGATCACCCCATTCTTGGGGGGGCGGCTGATTTCTTAGGGGGTCTAACCGATTTCGGGATTGGGGATGCAGAGCAGGCGTGGAAAGACGCTCCGTATAAATATACGCAAGCCCCAGGAATGGGTTATGCTGATGCTTTAACCTCGGCAGCGATGGTCCCATTAAATGCTTTAGCGGAACTAACAGGATTCAGAGCTAGATGGCCAGGGAAGTTTAATACGTCCAAGACGTTAAAGCGTAATGCTGAGCTGGCAATGGAGAGTGGAGGTGGTGCTTTAGATGAGGTTGCGGAAGCGGCTGCTAGACGTTGGCCAAGGCGACGGTTTGTAGATGCCCAAAGAGCGGCTGGAGACAAGGCCTCTGCTAGCGCTAATGCTTGGCGTGACCTACCAGGCGTTAGAGCGGCCATGGAAGAGGAAGCCGCGTACATAGCTCAGCAAGCGGCCAACTCTGCACGAGCGGCTGGGAAGGCCAATGCTTGGCGCAACCTACCTGGTGTGTCTGGAGTAAGAGGTTATTAACTTTGAACATTATCGTAATCACTCATCGTGACGATAGGCAGAGACAAGAGTATGAGTTGTACACTGTCGATGAAGCGATTGAGAAGGGGCTTAAGTTCAAGCACTGGCTTGAAGCAGAAGAGTGGGAATGGGCAGCATCTGATGACGGGATTGTTTCCAGGGTTCTGAAGAAGAAAGAATACAAGGGTAGGGCTGAATCTTCTAGTCGTACTTATTACGAGTTCCCATGGGGTCATCTCTTTGTGCGCCCTAACAAGAGGGGTAGCACAAAGGCGATGGCTAAACACCGTAAGTTTACGGTAATGAAGAATGGGAAGTGGAAGAAGCAGGATCTAACTGTTCGACCGAATGAGAAGAACTTTGTTACTGCTTATGCGGCTACAATGGATGCCGATCTGGCAACTGAAGTTGTTCACCCTAACCCGTCCAGGATGGAGATCCACCGTAATAGGCGGTGGTCAAAGACAGAGAGGTTTAGAACTTTGTTAAGAAACGAGATTTCAAGATCGCTAGAAGATCGCAATATCATGGAAGGCGACATCATCGACTTCCTGAAGGAAGGTATGGATATGGCTCGTAAGAGCAAGGATATTCATAACTTTCTACGAGTAGCTGAGAACTTCCAGAAGATGCTCGGCATGACAGAACCTGACAAGGTTGTCAAGACTAGCCTGATCGAAGGATCAAAGACTAGCACCTTGATAGATCAGGTAGCCAAGGAAGAAGTGCGCTTAAGTATCACACAGACTAGTGAGGAAGTAGATGTCGAAAAGTGCGAGGAAGTTGACAGTGCCGGAGAGACTCCTGCAGAAGAGATTGAAATCGTTCAAGAGACAGAGGAAGTCGCAGAATGACGCTGACTCCAGAGCAGAACTACGAAGATACTTATGCGAACCTGGCGGTGCTGAAGAAGTTGAAGGGGAACATGGGGCTCTTTGGGAGGATCTGTCTTCCAACAGCTATCAAGAAAGAGGTTCCACCGTTTCACCATGAGATCTATAGCATGCTTAGAGATCTGGATAAGAAGCGTGTCTTTGCTACAGCGCCTCGTGCAAGTGCTAAGTCAACTGTCTTCAGCCTGGTGTACCCTCTATGGCGGGCCATGTTTAAGAGCAGTACAGAAGAAGTCTTTATCGTACTTGTATCAGAGAGCGCTAGTCAGAGCATTAACTTCCTGAGTCGTATCAAGTACCACTTGAACAACACTAAAGCGTTGAAGGATATTTTTGGGGACTTTGGCGAGAAGACTTCTAAGCGCTGGACCCAGGATGACATTGTACTGGCTAATAATACTCGTATTGTAGCAGTTGGTACAGGTCAGCGTGTCCGTGGTTTCATTGAAGGTGATACTCGTCCTACTGAGATTATCATTGATGACTTTGAATCAGAGCTTAATGCAGGAACCCCTGAGCGTCGTACTAAGAACAGGCAATGGATATTGAATGCGGTCTTCCCGTCATTAAGTGACGAAGGCAGGATTCTTATGGTGGGGACGCCCATATCTGAAGATTGTTTCTTATATTATGCGAAAGGTAGCGGTATCTGGGAGTATGTCTGGAAACAGATTTGCGAAGACCTTGATGCTGCTATTGAAGGGCGAGCCAAGGATGCTGGCTTACTGTGGGCAGAACGCTTCCCTATTGATCGTATTCTTTCGATAAAGAAAGAGTATGAGAATAGTGGGAACTTGCACGGGTTCTTCCAGGAGTATATGTGCATTGCACAGAACCCTGCTGAAGCTCCTTTCCAGCAAGAGTACTTCAGGTACTTTGAACACGAGTTGATAAAGACAGATGGCGGCTGGGCATTGAAGCCTCCGATGTCAAGTGGGGATGAGGAGCTTATCCCTATTGATATCTACCTGGGAGTGGATCCAGCTAGTAGCCTGTCGTTTCGTGCTGATTACTTTGTCATTGCTGCTGTTGGTGTAGATGCCGCAGGGAACAGGTACTTGATTGACCTGTTTAGATCCCGAGTGAAGCCATCGGATCAGCCTGCAAAGATCATTGAATGGTGGCGTAAGTATAAGCCACGTAAAACAAAGATTGAAACAATTGCTTACCAGGAAGCGCTGCGTGATGGCACGCGCGCCTTGATGAAAGAGCAAAATATTTATATCCCTGGCCTTGAGAAGGGTGTAAAGCCTAGAACCTCGAAGTCAGAACGCTTATTGTCGCTGGTTCCATTCTTTAGTACTGGAAAGTTCTTTTTACGGAGGACTCAGTTGACAGCCCAGGCAGAGTTTCTTGCTTACCCCCGTGGTAAGCATGATGATATTATGGATGCTATTTGGACTGCTTGTCATGGCATGATCAATTGCCGTCGCAAAAGAGTAGCGAACGTAAAGAAGACCGAGCAGAAGACACATAGATTCGTAGATTGGATGGTACTATGAGAACTATTGAAGGTACTGAGTTTCCGCAAGGAAAACAGCTTGTTGATGAAACTATCCAGCTATGGGAATCATGGCGGGATAAACGCACCAATTGGGCGGCTGATGCCCAGGAGAATGTAGAGTTTCGTCTGGGTCAGCAGTTTACCCCAGAGCAGAAGAAGGGGATTGAGAACCGTGGAAACGCGGCTCTTGTCGTTAATAGGATCCACCCTGCTGTAGAGATGGCTAAGGCCATGCTTACATCTAACCGTCCTTCTTACAATGTCGTTGCCCGTGAGGATAGCGATGTCAAGACAGGGAAGGTCTTCTCTGAGTTGATCAAGTATGTGTGGGATCAGTCGGATGGTAATACCGTCATGCGTAACGCCATTGACGATTACTATGTGAAGGGTATGGGTTGTATCTTAGCGTACTTCGATCCACTTGCCGATGATGGTAAGGGTGAAGTTTGCGTTACTGATGTGGACCCCTTGGATGTGTACATTGATTCCAACTGTCGTGATCGGTTCTGTAATGACGGGGATATGATTATATCTCGACTATATACCAAGCGGGAAGCCTCCACGCTGCAGTACCGCTATCGCAACATTATTGCTAAGGCGAACTCTGACAACCTTTCAGACCGCCCTGCAAGCCGCACTGCTGGTGATAATACCTTGATCTTCCCTGAAACCTCTGACACAATGAGTATTAGTGGTGGGGATGACGCTGAGTATGTCCGTGGCTACGAACGGTATTCACATGCGTATTTCAATCGGTTCCGCACCTTTGAAAGCTGGAGCCAGCGTGAACAAGTGCTTTCACCTGAAGAGTTTGCCGAGTACATGAAGACCCCTGCCTGGATCGTAGGGAAGCAGATTGTAACAGATCCTAGTGCCGTGCAGAAGATGCAAGCAGAGTATAGCCAGCTTCTAGAGCAGGCTGCCGCAGAAGGCCAGGATGTTAGTCAGATCCCACCACTAGAGATTAACGATACAACCTTTGAAGAGCTGATCCAGAACCGGATTATTGAAGTTGTTGAGACCCCCATTAAGCGATCTGTGAAGAGCGTGGTTATCGGGGATCAGCACCTGTATTCTGCGATCCAACCCACAAGTAACCATACGCTCATCACCTTGATGAACGTGCATTTCCGTAGCCCTTATCCTATCTCTGATGTGAGCATGGCGAAGGATCTGCAGCGATACATTAACAAGATCCAGAGTCTTATCATTGCTCATGCCACCACTTCTACGAACATGAAAGTGTTCCTTCCTGCTGGCAGTATGGATATGCAAGAGTTCGAGCGTGAGTGGGCAAAACCTGGTGTTGGTATTGAAGTGGACATGGACCTAGGTGTGCCTGTTGTAGCACAGCCTGTCCCCTTGCCTAACGAGTTGTACCAGAACGCTGCTTCAGCAAAGTCTGACATTGACCACTTGATGGGCCTATACGAGATGATGATGGGGAATGCGGCCGCCGCTCCTCACACCTATAAGGCGACCCTTGCCCTTGATGAATTTGGCCAGCGTAAGATCGGCTCGAAGCTCAAGGATATTGAGGGGGCGCTTCGTAGGCTAGGTCAGGCAGTTATTGCGCTAGCCCAGGAACATTACACTGTACAGAAAGCGTTTCGTGTTGTACAGCCTAACAACTCTATCAATGAGTTCACAATCAACCAGCGGCTTTATGACGATAAGAGCGGCGAAGTTCAGACGATCAACGATATCGCTAAGGGTAAGTACGACCTTGTTGTTACAGCAGGAAGCACTCTACCTAGTAACCGATTCATGGAGCTTGAGCTTTACATGGACGCTTACAAGAACGGCATTATCGATAAGGTGGAAGTCTTGAAGAAGACTGATGTGTTTGATATGGAAGGCGTTCTGCAGCGCTCTAGTTACATTGGTCAGCTTGAGAATGTTGTTAAACAACAGCAGGAAGAGTTGAAGAACCTGAAGGGTGACGCGCAGACTCGTGACCGTGAGAATCAACACCTAATGCAGACCGTGGAGCTTGAAAAGTTCAAGGGCGACCTTAAGGAAGGGTCTGTAAATGTCCGTAAAGCTACCCAGCTACACGCAGAAAGATTAGGCGATCTCTTGAAAATGAAGAAAGAAAGTGCTAAATTAGAAGAGAAAAAGAAAGACACCCCTAAGTAAGGGCTCTTTGTAACAGTTTAACGGAGGAAGAAATGGAACAACCCTACGAATCAGCTCAAGGCCCCCAGGATGCTTTCACGGCTCCCGTGGAAGAGGGACACCCTACGAGCGTGATTGATGACATGATGGATTTCAGCAATGAAGGATCGGAAGCTTTTGGGCTGCCTGCAGAAGCAGTGCATCAACAAGAGCCTCTTCCAGACCAGAACGCGCAACGGTTTCAGCAACCTGCACCAGCACAGCAGATGCAGCCTGAACAAGGTGGCGTATCTAACGAGGAAGTCCGATCAGCTTATTGGCAATCACAGCATGACAAGATGAAGAACGAACTGGACACCATGAAGGCTAACCAAGTGGTCCAGGAAGAAGCGGCTCCTAAAGAGGAAACCCCAATCTTCCCTGACCCACCCTTGCCTCCTGAGCGTCCGTACAACTTCAACAATGACGATGTGATGTCAGATCCTAATTCTGATAGTGCTCAGTACGCTATGAAGCACCAAGCATTTCAGCAAGACATGATGAACTACAATGTCATGAAAACGGAGTGGACCGCTCAACAGATGGAAGTAGAGCGTGACAAGTTCCGTCAAGACATTGCAGATCGTGAAGCCGCTGAAGTAGCCTCGAAAGAGAAAGCCGCACAACACCGTGCTATCACTAGTACGCTTATGCGGGAGTTTGGAGCTGATCAGGTAACAGCACAACAGTTTATTCGTGAAATGTCAAACCCTAACCCTTCTTTGCAAGAGTTGTGGGGATTGTACCAAATGAAGCATGGACGAGGCCCTGGGCCAGCTCAACAGCATACCCAGTTACCCCCTAACATGCAACAAATGCAGCACGCACAGCGTAGCGCTCCTCCTATGGGGACTATGCCTGGTGTGGCAAATCAAGCACAAGGGCGCTCCGAAAGTGATCTCATCATGGATGACATCATTTTAAGGCAGAATGCGGGGGGCGCGTTTTAATGAAAGGACTGAAGTATGGCTGATGTAACTCAATATAGCAATGTCCCTGGTGGTGCGACCTCTGGGTTTGATATTGACAGCACCTCGCGGATGTATAATTTCGGCAATCGTATTGCTGAGATTAATCCTATGCAGGATGTTTTCTTCAACTACCTGAACAAGGTAGCTAAGGTTTCTACTGATGACCCTGAGTTCAAGTTTCTTGAGCAGCGTCACCAGTGGCAGCGTCGTAACTTTGTCGTAAAGGCCAGTATCACTAGTGATCCAGCATCTCTAACAACTGTCACTGTAGAATGTTTTTATGACATCTTCGGTAAGGCTGTTACTACGGCTGTTGATCCCAACTTTTTGGTCGCTGGTCAAGTTATTACATTGCGTGCTGACGATGGAGTGTTTGTTCACTTTAAGATCAGTGGAGTTGTGACTGATACGCTTACTGGTGCCGTAGTTGCCTATGATGGATCCACTACTGCCGGTGATTGGGCTGCTTCTACTACGATCTCTGCTGGCGCACATGGCCAGGTTGTTGGATCCGCTTGGGCTGAGGGCGATATCGACCCCGATGGTTGGGCTGACAAGATGTATGACCGTGATGGGTACTGCCAGATCTTTAAGACTGCAGCACCTATCTTCAGCGGTACAACACTTGCTACCCGTTATCGTGGCCACTCTGACGAGTATAAGCGTGTATGGGCTGAGAAGCTCATGGAGCACAAGATGGACATTTCGCAGTCCCTTATGTTTGGTGCAGGTCGTAAGGATCCAGGTGGCGGGCGACCTGAGCGTTATACCTGGGGTATCTTGCCTTACACCTTGGCTTATGGTACAACTGCGAACTTCAATTACGCCTCCAGTGGTTATGATGACATTCTAGACTTCCTTGAGAGCTTCTTCGCTCCAGAGACTGGCAACAGCTCTGACAAGCTAGTCCTGACTTCTCGTCATATCATCGGTTGGTTGAACAAGCTAGGTGATGGCAACTTCCTTGGTAACACTGTCGGTTCGTCCAGCTATAAGTTTGACGTTCAGAATATCAAGGGCAAGTTCGGTCACAATGTTACTTTGGTTGACACCATCTTTGGTAAGCTGCACTTTATTGCTGATCCTACGTTGCGTAACGGCTACGAGGACTATGCGATTGCAGTTGACATGGCGAATGTCAAGTATCGTAACCTGGCTGCAAACGGATATAACCGTGATACTCATATTATCACGAATGTCCAGGGCAACAACGTCGATGGTCGTAAGGATATGATCCTTACAGAAGCTGGTCTTGAGATTTCTCTTCCAGAGACTCATGCAGTAATGAAGTGGAGCTAAACTAAACGGGGCCTTCGGGCCCCATCTTTATTGGAGGTTCTTATGAGCTGGACAAATACAAGTGGGAATGGCATGGTCATTGAAGCGGAGACTATTACTCCGCCTGCAAGCAGCACTGTGTACACTTCTGAGATCGACTTCTTGAAAATGGATCCTACAAAAGAATCCAAAAACGTCACCTTTGTTGGCGTAATGGATGATGACGCTGTGGGCGAAGTTGGCATCGACCTTTATGGAGCTTTTGAAACAGGCGGGACTAAGTTCCTTTTAAAGTCTGATGTCTTTACGGCCTTCGCTATTGGGGCAACGGCTCAAAATATGCGTGCTGGTGTCGTGGATCTTAACGACTACCCCGCCCCATATTACTATCTTGGGACGACTACTGTAGCCACCGAGACTGGCGATGCAACGCTGCAAGTTCTCTACAAACCATAACTAACCCTGGTTGGTGGGGCCTTCGGGCCCTGCCTTTCTTTTAGGAGATTGCCATGTCCACATTCACTGAGCAGATTGGATACCTCATTGGGGACGTGAGCACTTATGCTGACGAGATTGCCCAAGCTCTTGATGATGGTGTCGAAGATGTGATCCAAAAGGTCCTTCGGCTACGTCCAGATCTTGGGCAGCTTTTTAGTGAGGAGATTTCAATAGGGAATGATACAGGGATCCCGTTATCCTTCACCTTCCCCCTTGTTGATGCAGAGAGAAACGGGAAGCGCTGTTGCGTAGGTATCGCTAGATTGGCCAATGAGTATGTAAACTCTTCGAGTATTTACTACGCCACAGATGCTTCCCCTATTGTTTATATTCGTAATAGCCGAGCCTTTATTAAACCATCTCCTGCAGCCGTTGCTCAAGGGACTATTAATCGGGTGGTAAAAGGATCTGTGACAGACGCTACTCCAGCCATTGCGAGCTTCCCTGAAGACATGTACCGTATTGTTGTACTGTTTGCTGCGGCTAAAGTGTGCCTGGCAAAGACCAACAATGAGCGCGCAAAGTTCCCTATTGATATGGAGGCAACTAGTGCGTTTACTTTGATTGCTGATATGTCAACCGCTGGGGTTACAGTAAGTTATGACCTGGCTACCGAATTAGCCGCTCTAAAGGCTTATATCAATACAGACGAAGATGTGGAGCTTGCTGCTGCGAAAGTGGCTGAGATCACGTCTAAGCTAGGTACAATGCGATCTGAGGTACAAGACATGCTTGCGGATCAGAGTGGTGATGCTGCAGTGTTTAATGTGAACCTTCAGAAGAATCTTTCGCTGTTTAGCACGAAGCTGCAAAAGCACGTCGCAACAATTGGTAGCCTGCTTGAGCGCTATAAGGTGTTGTTAGGTGAATACCAATCAGCCTTTGACGGGCTAGGAGGAGGCAAATGACTGTAGGAGAATTGGTAGAGAACATCCAACAGCACTTCCCTGAGAAGACGGCTATGGAGATTACTAAAGTAGCCAAACGTGTGCTGAAGAAGACTTCAGCTCGTACTGGCTGGGGGGATCATGACCATACTAAGAAGGCGACTGTAGACAGCTTCCTGTTCTACACCCTTCCTAATGGAACAAGGCGCGTGCGTCGTGTAGACGTTGATGGTGAGTCTTTGAATCGCCTGACTGATATCCCTGCTGGCTATGACTACGCTACAGTAGCTGCTGCTGGCGGTGGAGGTTTAGGATGAACGCTCAAACTGTTTATTGGATTGACGGTGACTACCTGGGGATTGGTGCAGTAAGCACTAGTGGAACAATCGCTGCTTTAGATGCAGACCTTGATATTGTTATCTACCACGAAAGTATCGTCTCTGACTTGAAGTTGCCTACGGATCCCTTGTGGGCTGATGATGAAGTGCCTGTACCAGAAGAGTTCCAGGATGTGGTTCTTGACGGGTGTTTGCACCTGCTCTATAAAGGCTCCCCTGAGGGGATCGATATGGCGAAGTACTTCTACAACAGCTACGAGAAGGGTTTGAAGGACATGAAGAAATGGTGGAATGGGAAGAGTAAGCACAAGACTCACTATATTCAGCCTGTGGAGTATTGATATGGCTAAACTGAATGTGATACTGCGTAACGCAGATGGGAAGATCCTGCCTGGTAAGCGAGTGCGGATTTGGAACGAGGATACTTCTGCTTATATCTTGGATACCAATGACGATACTTTGGTAGACAATAACAATGGAAGTTACGTTAGCTCTACAGATGTTGATCCCTGCACCTTCTCTGCTTATAGTGGGGATGTTGCTACGCTTATTGACGGGTATGATAAAGTGACCCATGGCGATGAAGGTGGTAGTGGAGGCTCTACAGATACAGACGCTATTCATGACAATGTGGATGGAGAGATTATTGCGATTACAGAGAAGACCGCCCCAGCAGGGACGGATTCTCTCATTATCAATGACTCTGAAGCATCTAATGCTCCAAAGCATATCCTCCTCTCAAAGCTCCCCGTAAACGGTCACGCTCATTCTGACGTATTCCATGACAATGTAGCAGGTGAGATTGCGGCTTTACCGAAGAAGACTATTCCTGCTGATAATGATAGCGTGGTCATTAACGATTCAGAGGATAGCGAAGGGCTTAAGAAGATCCTTTTAGCTAATATGCCTGTAAACGCTCATGAGCATAATGCTGATGACATGACCCCTGATGGTACTGGCGTATGGAATGATCATCGTATCAACCTGTTTTCTATCCCTAGCCTAAGGGGAGCGACCCCTGAGCATGTCATTATTGCAAATGATGGTAGTGGTGGTGTGGGTACGGCTGGTTCTTTCGATGGGTCAACAACAAAAGGTGTTATTAGTGATTATAGCGGTCTTGACATCACTACAATGAGTATCGCTTTATGGATCAACCCTGATTCAGTGGAAGATAGAGAGCTTATCAATCGTGATATGGCAGGCGGCTTTGAACTTTACCTTGATCGCCGTAGGCTGTACTTCGATATTGATGGGTCTAACAAGATAGACACAGGGCGTGATTCTATTCTTGCAGGGGCCACTCAGCTCGTAGTCGTCACAATTGAGAAGGCTGGGACAGACTCTGTTATTAAAATGTACATCAACGGAGTTTTGGAAAAAGAGTCTACAGTATCAACTATTTTAGCCACTGGTACTGGCGGGCTTATTATTGGGGAGTCTAAAGACGGGGGACGTAATTACGATGGTATAATGGACGACATCCAGATATACAATATCATACTGACAGATGCCCAGATTGTTGAGATGTATAACGATGGCGCTGGAGACGGTACTGCTGATAGTGTTCCTACTGGCGTTAATTTTACAACTGATACTGTTGCCAGATTCCAGAATACGGCAAGTAATACAGCTCCCAACTGGCTATTGCATGACATGACCTTTACAAATGGGTCTCTGGTATCGCCAGGGCTCGTCGGGGTCACAACAGGGTCTCTTGGAGTGGTAGCCCTAAGCTGGCCATCAGATATCACTACGAGTGTTTGGTTCTCCGCACAGCTTCCTCACACCTACAAAGAAGGAACTGATATCAGTTTCCACATGCACATGATGTTTCCAACAGGGTCTACAGGAAAGACTCGATGGGTTCTTGAATATATGTGGGTCAACGTTCATGCTGGCGTGACAACCACTACCATTAAGGAAGCGACTATTGAGCCTAGTCTTACCCCAGGGAACCATGACCTTGGTATTATAGGAACGATTGATGGGACTGGTAAAACTATCTCGTCTAACCTATCATGTCGGTTAGCCCGTAAAGGTGGGGATGTTTTAGACACTAACCCTGGCCCAGTTTATGTTAACGAGGCTGATTTCCACTACCAAATAGACACTCTTGGCAGCCGCCAGGAATGGGCCAAAGATAATGCTTAAGTGGCTCCTTCTACTAATGCTTACTACTGTGGGGTTTGGATGGGTGTCAGACTCAGTGGCCCCTAAGATCAAGCATTGCGGTGCATTTAAGGTGCAGACAGAGTTTGTAAAGGATATTCACTCTGTCACACACTTTGCCGCAGGGGTTGTTTCATACAAGGTCTTTGAACAGGTTACGGATCATCCTGTTTTATGGAGTTTGGGATCAGCTATTTTATGGGAAATTGGAGACGGGTTTAAGCCGCTCTGGTATGAAGACCCTCATAATGATTGGAGGAACCAGGTTTATAGGAGTGATGGTTTTAGTTGGTCAGATATCGTCTTTCATGGGGCAGGGATTGTTGCTATGAAAACATTTGATCAAGTGGTGATGGTGACGGATACAAAGATTCTTGTCTTATGGACTTTTTAGAACTCAATTCAAAGGAGAATACAATGTCGAAAAACAAAACAATGGCTCTAATCCTCCTGCTTCTAGCTTCGGTTAGTTTCGGGGCGACGCTTAATGTCGGAGCAGGGCAAACATACGAGACGCTCTATGCGGCTATTGATGCCGTCTCCAGTGATGACACTATTCAAGTTCACTCAAACACCACAGAGCCTGATGGGGCCACGCTATCTGTCTATGAAACTGGGGTTTCTATAATTGGCGGCGGTTTTACTTCAACAATCGCAGATACTGGAAGCCATGCCGTCTCAGTTGATTGGATGTATTTGGCCGGCGATACCTGGATGATACAAGATTTGAACTTTATAAGCCATCGGCAGGTTTTCCGATTTGGCGAAGACTTCGACAATCTGACTGTGACTGACTGTTCTTTTACTCAAACAAAAGACGGTCTAATTGGCGATACTGGCAAGGCCATCATATATGTGAGTGGCGCGGCAGACAATCAGCCTGTGCATCATAGTTGGTCAAATTGTCGCTTTATCGGACTGTCATCTTTAACTAGCCCGCCATTTGCATTCTATTTCACAGGACTAGACTCCTCGACTTTCTCGAATATCACTTTTTCGGGAATCCGTCAAGCATTCGATTTCAAGACAGGGTTCCAATCAAATGATATCACTATTGATGGCTGTTCAATGCTTGGCATTACGGATCTTGTAATTGATGCAGATGCTCTCGATGACTTGACTTTTTCAAATTGCGAAGTCTCGGGTTCTGCGAACTATTCCACTTTCGATGCTTGCGACGGCTTGGCCTTCTCGGGTATTACCTGGAGTGGGCGTGGCATTGAATTTGATACCTCCGACAACATTTCGTTTGACAATTGCGCCTTCTCTGGCGAGGTTCCAGCGAGCGATGTTGCTATCAGGAATTATAGTCCAACGAGTTACTCTGGGTTCACTGTGACAAATAGCACTTTTACCGACTACTCCTACTCGCTTCTCTTCTCGACAGATGCGACCGAGGTTGGTATGGCTGGGGTGTCGATTTCTGGGAACACTTTCGGGACGCTTCCCTCTGATGCTTCTGGCAAATACATTGAGACAGGCGGAACACCGAACGCTCAGATCTTCAGTAACACATTCTATGGGCCAACGACGGCAACGGCTCACGGCATTATCATAGGTTCAGACTCTGGCGATGATGTTCAAGGAGGTGCTGGTGGGCAGGCGATAAGTGTAGATTGTTATGACAACACTATTCTCAACTGGGGTAACGAGGCCACGGCTTTAACGAATTATCATTTCCTTGTTGTGAAGGCCGACTCCGCTTCGATTTACAACAATAGCTTTACAGGAGACGCAAGTGCTATCTCTGGCGCGAACGGCTCTTGTATCTATGCGAAGGGTGCAAGGAATGCTCAAATAATCAATAATGACTTTGATGTAGCAAACATGGTTGGTGTTCGCGTGAATCTGCAGACAGTTTCGCCAACTGATTACAATGCTGAAACCACTACTCTGTGGAACAATAGATTTGGTACTCGTCTAAATGCGGCTATTTTACAAGGGCAAGTTGCTGCCGCTTTTACGGATGTAGACAACAACTATTTCCAAGGTGTTAAGGCGTGGGACTCAGGCGACGCCCCCCTTGTTATTACCGGAGAGACCTGGTATAAGGATCATAATCATACTACACTAACTAGTACTGAGCGCAAGTATGCAGGGCATGCAAATGCTTATGTAGAAGGGACCAGCAATGGCTACTACCAAGTAGGGCTACCCTCTAGTGACACTATCACACCCCCTGTTGTAAGCTATTTATGGTCAAGTTACTTCAAGACTCCTTTAATGACTGTTGCCACCTTAACGGCTTGGGGTCGCACAGGTATTACGATGGACATAGTGGTTCGAGATTTTGCTGGTCTCGGTACAGTAACTGTTTGGGAAGCTGAATATGCAACAACATATGCAAGCACTTTGAAACTTTTAAGCTGCCGTCCATAGTCGATAAAAATACACGGGGGGCCTCATGGCTAACGATAAACAAATGCTATTACAAGCGGCTGAACGGCTAGGGGTTCCAGCAGTGACGGTGTTCCTTCTCATGGTTGGAATGTTCATGCTGTTAGAACCCGTTTCAGAGGCGATGGTGGTAAACATTGCTACGCAGACAGAAGCTCAGATTGAGTTGAAAGTACATACAATCGCACAGACAGCTATACTCACGGAAATGGCAAGGGACGCAAGAGAGACAAGGGACATTGTTCAGCTAGACCGTGACGAAAAGAAAGGGGAAACCCTCCTTCGGATTGAAACGGCTATTGGCAACATTGGGAGACTTCGATAATGAAGAAGTTAGAGACAGGCATGATCTTACATTGCGCTAGTGATGGCGTATTTGGCAGCATCATTAAGCTGGCTACTGCACCTATCAGATTTATCAAGGGGGAGTGGGTGTCTAAGCATACCGCTATCCTGGTCCAGGATGATGGGGTCTTATGGGTTTACGAGAGCACCTCTTTCAAGGGTGCTTATCGTATCCCATTTGAGCAGTGGAAGAAGAAGCATAAAGACTTCCGTATCACCCCTATTGAGATCTCTCCAAAGAAGCATGCTTTGAAGAAGGCATTGAACTCTTACCTTGGTAGAGATTATGAGCCCTGGTGGTCACTTGTCCTAGTGCCTTTTAACAAGGCAAAGAAGAGTTCTAAGCGACTCTTTTGCACTGAGTACATAGTTACGGCACTAATGGACATTGAGCACTATATGGGGCTTGATTGGGGAGAGGCAAGTAAGGTGGATCCTGATGAATTCTATGAAGCGTTAGAGGTCACTTATGGAATACTTTAGCCACGATGAGATTGCTTGCCCTTGTTGTAAGGTTGAGAAACTTCGTCCAGCGTTTAAGCACTGGTTGGATTACTTGCGGGAGACACTCGGTATGCCGGTTGACCCTAGCTCTGTCTATCGCTGTGATAGCTATAACAAGGTGTGCGGTGGGCATGAAGCCTCTTATCACCCTAAGGGTATGGCTATTGATATTAAGTGGTCTAGCGCTGCCTACTTGTACAAGCTGGTTGGGACTGCTATAGACATTGGAGCCAGTGGTATTGAGATCTGTGATAAGCATGTGCATTTCGATCTGCGTCCTGGAACGCCTAAACTATGGTGGGGGAAGAGTGTATGAAGCGTGTCGTCGTATGGCCTGACACACATTTTCCATTGCATGACAAAAAAGCTTTCTCTTGCGCTCTTAAGGCGCTTGAGAAGCTGAAACCAGATACTTTCATCCAGCTAGGTGATATTGGGGAGTGGGAAGCCGCTTCCTTTTGGCGATATAAGAAGGTGAAGCGCCCACCCTTGGAGTATCAATTGGCAGAGCTGGACATTGAAATAGGGCAGATCAACAAGTGCCTGGATAGGTTAGATGCTTCCCTTGATAAAGCAGGGGTGACGCGTAAAGTCATTACTCAGGGCAACCATGAGTTGTGGCTTGATGGCCTGGTCCAGGAGAACCCATACCTTAAAGGGTATACTTTCAAAGAGGCGATCAAAGCCAAGGAGCGTGGGTATGAGATTATACCAGCTGGCAAGTATTTCAAGTTGGGCAAGCTCTCCATGTATCATGGCCACCATTTCAATGGGGTTATGCACACTAGGAACCACCTTCTAAGGCTAGGTACTAACATCATGTACGGGCATCATCACGATGTCCAGCAGTACACGCTAACACAGCTTGGAAAGACGGTTAATGCCTGGAGCATCGGCTGTCTCAAGGACATGCGCAGTGAGAAGAACGAATGGCTAGGTGGAAGACCTACCAATTGGCAACACGCTTTTGCAATCGTTGACCTTGATAAATCAGGAAACTTCCTGGTTACGACTGTCAATATCATGAACGGTAAAGCGATGGTAGATGGAGAATTGATTAAGGGGTAAGCTATGCCGAAGCAAGTATACGAGATGAACAGCTTTGATAAGGGGATTGTTAGCGCTGTAAGTGATGCAGATGCTAACAAGAACACCCTTGCCTACTCTTTGAACCTGGATCCAGCAGCCCTTATGGGGCGAGTGGATGGCATTGAAGACGATGTGGAAACAGGTGATATTGCAGCGCTAACCACTCAAGGCTTAGTCAATAACACCTTCTTCCAGTTGAAGGATGGCGAGACTGCATTTGCTAGTAGTACTGGCTCCACCTTGGCTACCCCGCGTTTATACACCGACCCTTTAGGGACTCCTGCGACAGTATCGGGCTCTATCATGGGTGGCCTAGTCAACTCTATCACAGAGTTTAACGGCATGGCCTATTACGGTAGTGCTGTTAATACCGATCAGCCTCAGATGTTCACCCAGTATCAGCACCAACATAAGACTGCTGGCAGCGTCCCTGCTGCAGAGTTCGGATTAGCCCATTTGGATCGAGTAGCTGGTGTTCAGGGGTATTCTAAAATTGCTCTTGGGCGTAACCATAGCAACGATCATAAGCCTAGCACATTGTTTGCCTACTCTTATGGGCTTGGAGTCAAGGATGGGTATGCCGATGTCGAGGTTATCAACTTGGAGACAGGTGCTGTCGTATCGCTGTTTTCAGAAGAAGGGATCCAGTTAAAAGCCCCTCAATCAGTTTGCACAGCAAGAGGGGAGACTGATAGTTTTTACATCCTTGATGACGACGATAATCTCTGTACTATTATCCATGTAACTATTAGTGCTGGTGGCACTGTTACTGAAAATGATCGTTGGGATATTGAGCAACTTATACCGGATACAACTTTTGCAGAAGCAATTGTTTATCCAAATTACCCGATTACAGATATAGAGTCGGGGGGGATCGGGGCTTCTCCTAACGACTCGCAACGGCTGTATTTGTTTACTTATCCAGTCAATGGTATTTCATGGCTCCCTTCTACGGGGTATTTGAAAGCGCAAGTAATATTCTATGTCACATGTGACGAAGATAAGAATATTGCTCATGGAATGTCTTTTGAGGACAGTGCAAGCACGACTACCAAGGCTCGCCTATTAGAGTTCGGGAAGAAAGCGCTTACCCCTTTGCTTTACGATGACGGTGGGGCGAGTACAACAGACTACCAGCAAGCGGCTATTTTTTATATGACAACTTATTTGGCGACATTGGTACACTCTTGGAGTGGGCGCCGATTTGGGAACACTTATGAAAGTCATCATAAATGCGGGGCTATCACACTACGAAATGTGCATTATGATTCCCCTGTCCCAGGATCAACTTATGTGGCGGATGCAGTAGGGGGTTATTTTTGGGACAATGTAGAGCACTTGTATTTTGGCGCATCCCAAAACATTGCCGGAGACTCTTCGCACATCTCTAGTTATGGTGTTCATACAGGATCTTTTTCTACCAATCCTTCAACTGGGGCTGTTGAAATTTCAATCATCAGCAATCAAGAGATTTCTGTAAGCGGAATAATTGCCCCCTCTCTGGCTACTTACGATAGCGGCGACGAGGAGGGAACTTTAGTCTCCTCTTGCCCAGGGTTTGTTGGCGGGGTGGTTAGTTTCGATTTCATTACCACCGCAGGAGTGTCTCCTATTATTCTAGCGGCTTCTGAAACCGTGTTGGTCGCCCGTAACATGCACATTACAACTACTCTCGCTAATAAGAAGTCAGCTCTTTCTTCTTTCAGTAGTTACCGATATAAGATTGCATATGAATATGATCTTACTAGTGCTTCCCCATTATCCGGTATTTCAGAAGAGTTGAATCCGTCGGCTTATTGGTTTGGTAGCTACAGCGAGAATGAAGACAATATTGACGGGACCTACGAAGTTCAATCTATTAGGTTCAAATTTGAACTGGATACTGCCATTATTGATGATAGGGTAAGCGCCCTTCTCCTGTACCGATCAGAAGTCCCTAGCCATATCCCATCAGCGTCTCATACTAATTATAGAAAGATTGCTAGAATTGATATTACGGACGAAAATGAAGAGTGTACTGTAAGCGGAGATACTATAACTATTTCTTATCTTGATTCAGGGGAAGCAGGCCCCACCTTTTCTGAGCTTACAGGCTTAGAAGAAGAGCAGAAAGACTGTACTCCTTATTGGAGCTTCTCTTGTACAGGCTCTGCTATGCACCTTATTGGTAATTGTTCTAATGTGGAGGAACTGGATGATGCGAGTACATACCTCTTCATTAGTGAGATCGGCAAGCCGTTACAGTTCAACACGGCTAAGAACTTCACGAAACTTAAAGAAGTTCCTATCTGTGGGGAATTTTGGAACGGGCGCTTTTATGTCGCTACTGAAAACTATCTCTACAAGATTAACCCAAATGGCGGGCTGTCAATCGAGGACGAGATCTTCGGGAGTGGCGTTGAGGGGCCAGATGCAATCTATGCGAATGACTACGGCCTTGTTATTGCAGGAAGGAAGCAAATCTACTACGACCAGGGCTCGGGCCTTATACCGATTGGTGAGGCGATTAAAAAGAGCGACCAGGGAGTGGGCTGGCTAGATAGGGATACTACAGTGGCTCCTAGTGCGTCATACATCGAGGCTAAGCAATGCTTTGTGTTCCATCATAAGAATGGTAGTGATTACTTCATGTACGCTTACAACCCGTTTAAGAAGGCGTGGTATTTGTGGGAAACTGATTCAAGTGGTGGTTTAGCTGTCGGCCCTAACACGGGGCTGTATGGTGTAATGCCTGGAACAAAGACGCTGCTTAAGGTGGCGACTGATACGGCTAAGAAGTCCTGGGAGATCATCACCCAGAAGCTGGCCTTCCCTAACCATACTGCTGAAGCAAAGGTGTATGATGTCCGGGTGGGTATTACGGCTGAAGAAGTTACGTCTCCTACTGTGACCCTGGAGGTTGACGGTACGGCTGCTTCGTTGGCTAGTGTGGACCCCAGAGATAACAAGGTGCGAGTATACAAGACCGTCACTCCTGAGCGAGGCAGCCTATTCCAGACTACTGTTGCATGGGACAAGGAAGTAGAGGGCGTAGGGATGACCTTTAGACCCTTGTCGGGCGTTAGGAGTACTGACTTATGATGGCGAATGTTCGCAAAGGTGATACAGAGAAGCTGATCCAACAGCTACAGGCTGAGGTGGAATCCCTTAGGCGCAAGGTAGATAAGCTGCCTGAAATGGAAATTGTTAAAGGCAATAAAGGTGAATCTGAACTATCTATCAAGGCAGGGGGTACTAAAACACGTGTCCCCTTGAATAGCGATGATAGGGCTCAGACTCAGCGCCTACAAAAGGACCTAGATGCCAAGGGGAATAGTATCAAGAATGTGAAATCCATTCACGCAGATGAGGGCCATTTTTCAGGCAATAGTCTGTATGTTGGAAGCAAGCATATCTCAGTAGGGGCTAACGGTCTTGAAGTGGATGGAAAGCCTGTTGTAGTAGTCCCTACCCCAGGCACGGTTGGACAGGTTCTAAAGGTGACTGCTACAGGGTTTGCCTTTGAAGACGAGGCTTCGTCTTGATTAAGTGCAATGAAATAGCTATATTTATGGCAGGAATATGTGAGGTGACTTATGGGTTTTGATTTTGGAATGGGAATGCAAGGCGCTGTTCAAGGCGGCATGGCTTCTGGGAACCCTTTCGGGGCCCTAGCTGGCGGCTTGATTAGTGGCTTCATGGGACAGGATGATCCAGCTAGTGTGGACGACATTCTTCCTCGTATAGATGCAACTGCTCAGACTAACAAGGTCATGGGCCAATCAAACATGTTTAACCGTCAGATGTCAGGGATCCAGGGAAGTGCTTCTTCTCTTGGGGATCAGACTACTCAGAAGCTAATCGCTGCTGGGATTGACCCAACCTTTGCTGCTCAGACAGGAGCCCAGGCTCAATACAAGGCTTTAACAAGCGGTACAGAGCAGGTGTCTAACAACGCCAGTGCCCAGCACTCGTCTCTGCTGAACCAGTGGCTGCAAACAGCTTCCCAGCGTGACGATGACCGTGCTAGTTACAGGGCCCACCTTGATAATAGGTTAACCCCAAAGCGGGCTATGCAGGTGAATACTCTTGGACTACTTAGTAGCCCTAAAGGGATGAAGGGCTTAGGCGAAGCTTTCGGGCTTGGCGGAGGCGGCTTCTTAGGCGCTTTGCAGAACTTGTTTGGCAACGACATGGCTGATACAGAAACTGATCGAGCTAGCAATGTAGGCGGCGGCTTTCAGTGGCCAGGAATGTAAGGAGTAATTATGGCTTTCCAGTTACCACAGGGCCCCACATTTGCAGGCCAGATTGCTCAACAGGGGCAACAAAGCATGCAGCAGGCGGCACAAATTAAAGCACAGAAAGAGATGCAGGTTATCCGCTTGAATCAACAAGCTGACCAGTTTGAGAAACAGTTTCAATCGGCCAGGGACATGGACGAGTGGAACAAGGGTATCAAGATAAAAGAATTCGATCTACTGCGGCGTAGGCAGAACCACGCTATGCAGATGGAAAGACTTCAGAACGACCGTCAAGTAGTAGCTCATGATGAGGCGACTGCTATCAATGAGATCAAATTGAACGGGCTTAAGGTTAATCTTGATCGAGAGCAGCTTATGTTAGATCAGGAAAAGAAGCAGCAATTTGTTATGGAGATTTCAGCGAGCCTAAGAGACGCTACAACAGGCGACTCTTACTTCTTTAGGGGAGTTGAACAAAAGAGGGAGACGAACCAACTCTTTAGTGATCGCCCGTTGAAAGAGGGTGGCCCTGAGTATATTAGTTCAGTACACGCAAATCTTCCATTCACAGGTGAAAATCAGGTCATGTGGAAGAACGATATCATGGAGCGGGCAAAAGCGGAAGGCATTAAGATTACACCAGGGGAAGTCGCAGATCTTGTTGCAGCTGGTGAAGAAATGCAGAGCCGAGCTATCACTCTTCAGTATAAGAAGGTGCTTAGCGCTTCTATTAATCAAGATGAAGTGATGGCTCGAATTGGCGGGAATCCAGATTTCCAACGGCATACATTCTTAGCTCGTCAAAGTCAGATCCCAATGGATCAAGATGTTGTTCCAACTGGACCAATGCAAGAGGAAGAGAAGAGCGCCTTTAAAGAGTTCTTTTCAATGGGCGGCATGAAGGAAAGTGCTGCAGCAGCGGCATCTCTCTTGCTTAGTTACGGAGCAGGCGCTTGGAGTCTGGATAAGGTGAAAAGTGCTATGACCTTCTCTAGTAAGATTGCTAACGCACCACTTGATGACCTTAAGGCTTCGCCACAAAAATTAAAGATCCTTGACAGAGCATTCCCTGAAGTGATGACGGACGATGCCGCTAGGCGCATGAAGGGGTTTGATAAGCTCTTCGGTGCAGATGAGATCCCGGAAGTTGGTTCAAAAGTCCCATTAAAGACTCGTCAAAAGATCTTTAAGAAGATGACTGAAGCGGCTAGTGATAGTGGCTTTATTACAAAGATGGCCGCTCGATCGGGCCCTAATTCAAGACTGGCCCGAGGGGTATTAAGAGCCCCTGGTATAACCAAGCTTTTAGGTGCTAGTATTCTTGCTTTAAGTGCTGCAGGAATGACAGCTTATATGAACATGAAAGACAATGAGTCAGACGCTCTCGAGTACCACACTTCTTCAGATCAAATGCAAGAGGAGTTCCTTCAGGCTACCACAGTAAAAGAACGGAAAAGGCTTGCAGGGAATGCTGTCAAAGAGTCATTGGCTCAATAATCCTGGAGATACCGCATGATGAACGCCCTCCCAAAAGACAGGGTGCAGTACTTTGTAAAAGCCTACAACGCGAATCCAGCCGTCTTCGATGAGAAGATGGCTTCTTCGCTTAAAGAACAAGCGGCTCACCACAAACTGCCTTTCGCCCTTACAGATGAACACCATAAGCAAACACTATCCTCTATTGCTGGTCAAGCTATCAAGGGATATGTATCAGGAATCTCTACTATCCCATGGGATGATGGCGGCCCTCAGGGTGGCTTTGAGACTGTAGCTAGGCGTGTGGGTAATCTCGCTGGCTTCATGGGATTACTCCCTGTACCAGACGTGGTAGAGAAGGGGGCTGCAAAGGGCTTCATGGGTAGCCTAAAAGGTATCAAGCTGGCCACTGGTAACTCTATCCCTATGAAGGGGGCTAGTTTTATCCAGAAGCATGTCAACAAGAAGCTGGGTACAGCAATGTCCCTAGCAAATGCTGACAGCAGGCTTGCTGGATCCACTGTGATGAAGTTCTTGAACAATGATTACACTAAAGACTTTGCTCAGGGCATGTTCCACCTTGGTACAGCTTCGGCTATCAGCTCCTGGCATGGCGGCATTGATGAGATGCTCAACTCCTTTAAGCACGGTGCTATTACTGGTGGTGCTTTCAGGGCTATCGGTAACTTGCGTCTAACAGGTAATCCTATGGGTGACAAGGCTATCCGTGTATTATCGTCTTCGATGTATACAGGGCTGCCTTCTACTTACAGGGACGAGACTACCCCTGAACAAGTGTACAGCTACTTAGAGGGTGCTATGTTCGGGTTCTTTGAGAAGCCTGCCCCAGAGCGTCGCTCTATGCAGTTCTCTCAAGAGGCTCTTAAGAAGTACTTCGAGAAGCGTGACCCAGAGTTCCGTGACATTAGTAAGCATGAGGGGTACGACCTTCTATCACCGGAAACCCAGTCCCTGGCAAAGAAGTCCTTTGATAGGGCTATTGAGTTTGTGGATATTGAAGCACTTGCTGCAGAGGTAGGATACTCTGTTGAGCGTGCTGAGAAGATGCGCTCTGAACTAGAGCAGATGCAAACTGATGAGCTAGGCAATAAGGTTCGTGAGTTAGAAGCTGAAGAGCAAGCAGCTTTTCAAGAGGCTAAGAAGAAGTATACTACAGAGAGCTCCTCTCTCTCGTTTGAAGATTCAGATTATACTCCACCACAGATAGTAGATGTCAGAATGGAATCGCTTGTTCGTTCTTACCTACCGAATAGCACCAAAGGTGAGGTGGTAGTAAAAGCAGTGGAACTTAGAGACAGGTTCACAGAGCGTCTTGTAGAAGGTGATAAGGAAGCATACGCAAAGACGATTACTGACGTAGAGAAGTCTCTTGGGGTGTCCCTATCAGAGCGTGAGCGTGGTGGGTTCCGCATCCAGCAGAAGCGGTTTGAGCAGGACTATAATGTCCAGATGGTAAACTTCACTAACGGCAAGTTCACGAAGCTGCCATTGGGTAAGGCTAGGAATGCTGTGGGTAACGATAAGTCTATGCGCCTCCCTAAACCTCCTATTGTACAAGTCTTTGAAGCGGCTGCTGAGAAAGCGGGTGTTAAGACTGAAGGGCAGGCCCTTGTTGTATTAGATCATTTCATTGAGGGGGGGAAAGAATACTCCCTGGGGGAAGAGATTTCTTTCAAGGGTTCTGATCCAGTCGAGAAGCAAGTAGCTACCCGTATTAAGAACGCTACTAAACAGCTTCAAAAGGAAGGCTACTATTACTTTGGTGGGCGTGGTGACGCAGAGCGTGCTTACTTCATGAAGTTCCACCCTGAGGCATCTAAGCTAACCGATGCTGATGTAACAGGTCAGCTTGATAATTCACTTCGGATTCTTGGTATCAATCCCTCAGTGTTCAAGAAAACAATGGTGGAATGGAGCAAAGAAGTGGGGGGCGGTGATGCTCACTATAAGCGGGCTACCTTGTCTAATATCCACTACATGCTTGAGCAGAACGGCATGCCTATTTCCAGGGAATCCCTAGCAGTAATCGGGGAACGGGACGAGAACAACGAGTTTGTCCACGACTTCTTACGTGATGGTAAGGCGTGGAATAAACGTCTCCAGATCATGCTTAACACTGGCTACGGCGCAGATCCAGACTTTGCTGCATTAAGGAAAGAGTTTCCAGCAGGCGTAATAAGCCTACAACTTCGAGGTGACGCTGAAGGGCGCAACCTGAAGTATGATTCTCCAGCTTCTGCTTTCCCTGAAGGGACAGATGGTATCCTTACCTTGACTCCTAAGGCCATCAAAGCATTAAACATGGATGCTGGTATCCCTGTTGAAGGCAGGGATTACGGTGGGGCTAATAAGAGTTTTATCTACGACTTTGGTGCTAACGGCAAGGGCATGCTCTTGGGCAAGTATATGATCCATGAAGCAACGCCTGGTGAGATTGCAGGCTTTAAAGAAGGGCAGCACGGGATTATCCATACTAGTGCTACAAAGCAGTTGGGTACTCGGAAGGTAGGGGACATTATTGACTTCCCAGTAGATGCAATTAAGACTGTATTCTCAGAGGTTACAGACTCCCACTCTATCGCTCCTGCACGAGTTGCTAAGCAGGTGCTTTCTAATCTGACTCAGTACGCTAACGGGGCTATCCGTAAGGAAGCTATTCAGGAGATGCTGAAGTCGATCTATTCTAGGGGCACACTTGGTACTGAAGAAGGGAAGCTATTAGGGACTAAGATCGTCAACCGGATCAACACCTTGGAGAAGACTTCTACTTCAGAGACTAAGGACTTCATTGAGAACTTGGATGATGTGCCTATCCTTGATGTTTTGAAAGTGTTGCGTGAAAGTTCCGATCATGCACTTGTCTCTAAGATCTACGATAAGATCCTTCGAATAGAGCGTGAAGACGCTATCCAGGATAGAGCTAGTGGGGAGATTACTGACAAAGAACTGGTTGATAAGATCGAAGAGATGGATTCTTTCGACACGCTAGTCAATCGGTTAATGAAGGTTGGTGAAGACTTGCCTTCTATCATGACCCATAAGTACGTCAAAGAGTACCGTGAACAAGCGGTGCACAACTATGTGATGACAAGGGCTGTTAAGCCTAAGCTGAAGAATAGCGGCGCGTTCAGGATGCGACCATTTACCAAGGAGCAAGCTGCCGAGAGCCCCCGTATTGCTGAGCTTGAGAATAACCCTGACATCTTCTTCCTGGATAAGGGTGCTCGTGAGATGCCTATCCATGTAGACTTCATGAAGAAGAAGACTACTCTTGGGGCGCTGTGGGATAAGTATGAAGGTGGATTCTTCGACAAGAACTCTGAGCAGAAGACCATGGTGGAAGAGGTGTTTAGAGCGGCTACTTATCGTGTCCCAATGGATAGCTTAAGCGGTCTGCAGGTCTTGAACTTTGCAGGGTTCACTGAGCGTAATGGCTACGGTGTGCTGATTCATCCCAGAGTAATGCGTGCTCTTAGTGGCTCTGACCTTGATGGTGATAAGGCTTTCGTATTCTTTGGTGATGAGGCAAACGGCTTCAAGAAGAATTGGAAAGACATGTATGAGTCCAACCAGGAAGAGTTCTTTGATTTCAAGTATACCAAAGGCGGAGAGAAGCGCTTCAGTGGCATGAAAGAGCTAGTTAAAGAAGCTATGAGGGAAGATATTATCTTCGACTTCTCTAAAGAATCTATGAAGTCGGTTGATGGCACACGAGAAGTAGCGGCTAAGCACGTGAATGTTCATGGGAACCATATCATCCGCTTAAATGTGCCTGAATTAAGACGATTATGGAAAGAGAAGGCTTGGACTAAGCCTAAGCTAGCTGGTGTGCAACCCCTTGAAGAAGCGGCTTTCAAGACCTTTGAAGAGTGGATGACCTTTGTGTCCTTGCATGAGATGCACCATGTAGGACAGAAACGTAATCGTGGGCGGGTCAAACGAGAGAATGAGGCAAACCGTAAAGCACTGGCTGATATGGGGATTCGTACAGACGCTACAATCAAAAACACTAAGAAGATCTACAGTGAGGAGCTTTCCCCTAAGGACGCTGCTTTCAAGAAGATCCAGGAAGTAGTCAGCGATAAGAGTAATATGCTGGGGATCACCCCACTTGGTAGAATGTATGCCTCTCGTGGAGCTATGATTGGACGTAAAGCCCTTGGTGGTAACGTAACCCTGCGTAGTACGATGATTGCACAACATAGCCACTTAGTTGAGATGCAAAAAGGTGGGGCAGATCTTCAGCCTACGCCTGTCCATTTCGGGAAGAATCAGAATGCTATTCTATCAAACTTCGCAGAAACGCCTTTTGTTTTCCGTGGAAAGAAATTCCTTACAGCAGAAGGGGCTTATCAAGCTTATAAAACTGGGCGGTATATAAAGGGGTTTGAAAGACTACGTGGATTTGATTCGCAGAAAAAAGGGCGTTCCTTAACTGTCAATAAAAAGACCAATGAAGCGCTCATGCGAGAGGTCTTGAAAGCAAAACACACACAGGTTCCACAGTTTGCTAAAGCACTCGCAGAATCCGGGGAGATAACCCACCCCGTGCAAGACAGTTTCTGGAGAAAGGCTTTCCCAGAGATGCTCACAGAGCTGAAACCAAAAGGGGCTGAACGAGGCAGGCTTAGCCCACTTTATAGGATTATTTCAGGGGGGCAAGTAGGAGCAGACATGGAAGGGCTTCAAGCTGCCAGGGCACTTCGCTTAAAGACGGGCGGAACAGCCCCTCCTAACTTTGAGATGAAGGATGGGTTTAATAGGACTACTCAAAATCCCAAGCTACTAAAAAGTTTTGGGCTCAAAGCAGGAGCTGCTGACCCTACGGTATGGAAGAAAAGAACCCTTGCTAATGTTCAAAACTCCGATGGAACTATTCTGTTTGGGAATACCAAAAGCCCAGGCAGTCGGCTAACATCACAATATGCCAATAAAGAAAACCGCCCTTTATTAGAGAATCCTACTGGCAAAGAATTGCGAAACTGGATTCTTGAAAACGATATTAAAACAGTTAATATCGCAGGGAATAGGGTACTCCCTAATGGGGAAGGGAGTGTTCGTAGGTTCCTTATCAAGGAGCTTTCTAAGGAGATGTTTGCCTCTCATAGTTATAAAAAGACGACGGCTGGAGTCTATATTGGAACGGACGCTAATGGGGCTTCCTATACTATCAAGGCCACCACTGACGCTAAGCGCTTGCAGAGGTTCCGTGAGCTATCTCGTGCAGCCATTGAGCGTGCAGCAGATCCCATGGACGAGGCTGGTATTATCTCCTACAAGGAACTCCAATTAAAACTGGCTGACGCTCTCTTTGATTACACAAGAAACGGGAAGACAGTAAAAGCTAAAGACGTAGAAGAGAAGAATAAGAAGACCGGAGAGCTGATTCGAGACAAACATCTTGCACCTTTCCGGAACATCAATAGCCTGCTCTACGGGCGTAATAGGGCTACAGGTAAGCGTTGGTCCGCCCTTGAGGTCAAGAGTGGCTTAAATCGCGCCGCAGAGGCCCTGAGAGGCAAGGGCGCAGTAGAGCCTACTACCATGTTGGATACTCTTATTGGCATGGTAGGGAAGTTGGATTATCATGACTCTATTTTGAAGCGAGTGGATGCTGATATTATCCGTCGATTAGATGGTGAGCATGCTAAGCTGGTAGGGACTCCTGAGTACAGGGCTTTGCAGAAGGTGCTTGGCAGAAGCAATATGCAATCAGCATTGTTCGGGAAGAGTGAAAAAAAGACTGATATGCGTGAAGTTATTGAGCAAAAGCTCTATGAAGCTGTGAACTTTGAGCGTGAAACAAGTGAACCTACTGCTTCAATAGACCTGTTTAGTGGTGTTAAGAATAAGCGTGGGAAGCTGGTCACTGACTTTATCGCTCCCGATTCTGGTAAGGGGTGGCTTAACAGGCGTAAAGAGCATATCATGGAGGCTATTCGCAAGGCGGAAGCCATGCTGAGTAATGATCTTGCTACCAAGGCGAGTATTGAGCATAACTTAGAGACGAGCAAAGAAGTTCGTAATCGTTTTAAAGAAGATGTAAAGGATTCTACGCATTCTGGGAGCAAGAGAGTCAAAGAAATTGCAGAAGATGTTGCTTCTCTGAAGGACCTAATTGCCAAGTACCACAATATCTTCAAGGATGCTAAGAAGAAATCTGATAAACCGCTCTCTAGAATCCCTACTCAGGCAGCTATTGATGCACGGATTCGCAGTATCAAGGCCACCTACGCTACTGTGCCGGAGCAGAAGCTATTTGATAGCCTGTTGATGGGTAGCTTGAGTACTACCAGGATGGGCTATAAGCACGCGTTGCGCCTTGAGAAAGAGCATGGCGAAGAGATCGAGAAGGCTGGTCCAAAGGATCTTATCTCGATTAAGGTGGGTGGTCAAAAAGGGGACTTGACAAAGGAGGAGCTTGTTACAGCTATCGCAAAGGCTAAGGAGCGGTCTGCTAGCACCTCTTATACTAAGTTCGGGTTAGAGTCTCCCTTTATTAGTGAGTCTAGTTTAAGGCGGCACTTGGAGTTGTACGATAGTCAGTTCCGTAAAGCATCTGGTGAATCAGCTAAGATCCAGGATGCTATGCTTAAGGAGTCCAAGAAGGGCGAAAAGGCTACTGAGCCTGCTGTGCCCAAGAAGTTGATCCTTGGTGATCGGGAAGTAAATGGTGACCTGCTTGAGTCCAGTGAATACTTGACCACTGCACAGAAGTACATCGACGACTTTGCACCATTTATCAAGGTGAACGAGGGGAAGAGCACCCCTGAGATGAATACTGAAGTGGTGAAACTCCGTGAACACCTCAACTTCTACGGCTCAACTATCAAGAAGAATCTGCACATGCTGACAAAGGGGCTGCTGAATGTAGACCTGAATGCCATGACTCTGACAGACTTCCAGAAGCTGAACCGCTGGTTTACAATCACCAGGAACGGCAGTTGGTTCGGTCGGATGATGAACAGGTTTGGGAAGAAGGATGGTAAGGGTGTCCGTGGCTGGTTCTATAATGCCTTCCCTGAGAGCGTTGGCAGAGAGCAGATGAAGACAGAGATCCAGGTACTTCGTAAGAAGGGGGCTTGGTATACTGCTGATGGCCAGTTGATTTCAGGTAATGTCGCTATCCCTACTTCCAGGATGAATATTCTTCAGGAAGGTATTGCCCATGCATCTGAGATGGGTACAAAGGTTTATGAGACTATGGCTAAAGAGCTGCAGGATGAAGGCTATGCTTTTATTCAGAATGCAGAGCAAGGTTTGCCCTTGTTCCGTATCGCAATCGGTAGAGGGGAGTATGAGGGGGCTAAGAAAAGCTACACTGCTGATGCAGACTTTCCAAAGGTGGACATTGTTCGGGAGAAGATGAATAGAGCAATGAAAGACGGCAATTGGGAAGCGTTGAAGAAGCAATCATTCATGCTCGGCGATAAACAACTGACTGGCGAACAGGTAGTAGAGCGTATTGAGAAGATCTACTTTGAGAAGTGGGCTCCTAAAATGCACAAGATTATGACTGGTGATAAGACGTTCCTTGACCAGTTTAACCACAAGGATAAGGACGGGAACACCTTGTACCATGCTTTCGGGCCTGATTCAGGGAAGCAC